CTATCCGCGCAGCACGCGCCGGCACGCTCGTAATTCCGCGCGCTCGCGGCCGTAGTCGAGGATCATCTCTGCGAGCACGGACCCCTTGGGCAAGGTGAGGAGCTCGCTGGCGGCGCGGGAATCCTCGTCGGCGGTGTAGGCCTTGGGCTCGGGACAGAGGCTCGCGGGCGCAGCGCCCGAGCAGGCCGCCACGACCGCGGCGAGCGCGAGTGCGGGAATCTCCCAGGGGGTGCGCATCAGAATTTTCCCTGCCGGAGGCGTTTGGCGGTCTCTTCGGTCGATGCCGGCGCCTGCGCCGCGGCGTCGCGCTCGGCGGCGAGGGTTCGGACCTCGGCGGTCTTCGCGAGGTCGTCGGCCACGAGCCACGCGAGGAAGCGCAGCGCGAGGCGCTTGAGCCAGGTGCCCATCACTTTGCCTCGTCTCCAGCGCTACGCGCGCCGCCGGGTTGGCCGGCGGCGGTGGCGCGCGGATCATGAGAGCTATCCCGCCGCGCGCTCAGGTTCTCGACGAGGGCGGTGTCGAGCTCGGTCGCCTTGACGGCGATGTTGAGCGCGACGCCGAGGGCGGCGCTCGCCGCGGCGGTGCAGCCGGCGGTGCCGGCGCTGGCCAAGAGGACCAGCGCCGCCGCCGCATAGCGGCCCGCCCTCACGGCTTGAGCGCCGTGGCGGGCGGCGCGCTCGCGGCCTGAAGCGCCACGGCGATGGCGGGATCCTGGTGCACCGCCGCCTTGACGGCGCTCACCGTGCCGAGCGCCACCTTGAGCGTCGCGGCGGGGTCGGTCGCGGGCATGGCGCAGAGCGCGTCGGTCGCCTTCATGGCCTTGGCCTCGTCGCCCGAGGTCGCGGCCACCTTGGGCGAGATCGCCGCGGCCACCTGGTAGAAGCCGTTCAGGATCGAGGCGGCGCCGCAGCCCTTCTGCGCCATCTGCACCGTCACGACGGCGCCGCTCTCGGCCACCGTCGCGAGATCGGTCAGACCCTGGGAGATGCCGGCGACGTCGCCGTTGAAGTCGTCGACGAGCCGCTCGACCTTGGCATTGAAGGCATCGAAATCGGCTTGCACATTGCCGGGCGCGCAGGCGCCGAGGCTGGCCGCGAGCGCAAGCACGCCCGCGCGGATGGTCTGCGTCATCGGAGAACTCCTTGTTGTGGGGGTGGGGTTAACGCTACGCGCGCAGTCGGGTTGGTGGGCGGCGACTGCACACGGACAAGAGACGCGCTACGCGCGTAGTCGGGTTGCCGGGCGGCGGCAGCGCGGAAAAATCAGCTCTCGGGGATCAGGAAGCCCGCAAGCGCGCTCACGGCGATGCCGGCATCGGCGATGTGCTGCCAGAGGCCGGGGTCGATGCTGACGTGCACGCCGGCGAGCAGGCCCGCGAGCGCCGCCCAGGTGCTCGCCTCGCCGAGGCGCGTGATCAGGTACTTCACAATGCTCATGGTGCTCCTCTTCGGTTGCGACAAGAAAAACGCGTCGGCGGGGGCCGGCGCGCGCGAACGACATCGCCCGAGGGATTCAGCCGTAGGCGCGGGCGAGCCAGCCCTCGAGAAAACGCTCGGCGGCCGGATGCAGCGCCGCGATCAGGCGATAGTGGCCGGCGACCTCGCTGCGGAAGGCCGCGAGCAACGCGCTCACGTCGGCACGCGCGACCGCGGCGCGGGTCTGCGGGCCGAGCGAGCCGTCCTCCGCGACGGCGGCGCCGGTCGCGCGGAGCGCCCGCTGCAGCGCGCGATGCACGGACTCCACGCCGATGTTGACGCCGATATCGAGGATCTTGGCGCCGACCGCGGCGGGAAGCTCCGCCCAGCCGTTGCGCTGCCACCAGTCGCGGCGATAGATCTCCGCCGCCTGCTCCGGTGTCAGCGCGCGGATGCCGGCGGCGCCGAGCTCCGGATAGGAGCGCAGCGAGATGCCGTGGTTGGTGATCCCGCCGGGATCGGCGGGGTCGTCGACCAGGCCGCCCTCATGCGCCAGCACGGCCGCGACCGCGCGGTCGAACGCCGGGTCGTCGCTCACGAGGCCCTCCCGATCCGCAGCGCCAGGGTCGCGACGAGGCTCGCCATGCCGAGGATCGTGCTGCCGGCGGCCGCGAGCACCATGACCTCGAGCCGGGTCACGCGGTGCGCGGTCTCCCGCAGCATCGCCAGGATGTTCGCGTAACGCTCGGCGCAGACGGCCTCGTGCACGGTGATCCGCGTCTCCGCCGTCGCGGCATCGTCGCCCCCGTCGGAGAGCGAGGCGCTCACGGCGGCCACCCGATCGCGTCGAGCTCCGCGCGGCTTCCCGCGGCGGAGACCTGCTCGAGGAGCCGGGCGAGCTTCCGTTGCGCGGCTGCGACGGCGCTCCTCCCGTCGGCGGCCGCGCGCTGGATCTGCGCGGGCGTATGGTCGCGCAAGGCCCAGGTGCCATCGGAGGCCGCGCACCAGACCGGCGTCGTCCACTCCGCCGGCAAGCCCGGCAGCAGCGACGCCGTCGCCGCCGCCATCAGGTTGCGCTGGTCGGCGTCGCCCGCGGGATAGGTGAAGCCCGGGCCGAGCGCCGCCGACGCGAAGCCGCGGCGAATCTCCTGCTGGCACGCCGCGCGCAGGGCCGCGGCCTTGCGATGCCGGCACTGCTCGAGCGTCGGCAGCTCGGCTGCCGTGGTGAAGACGAGATTGCCGGCCGCGGCGGGCAGCGCCTCCCGCGCGATCCGTGCCAGCGCCTCCGCAGGCTCCAGGCGCTGCCCCAGCGTCAGCTGCAGCAGCCACGGATCGGGCACGTGGTACTCGAGCCCGGGATCGCCGGGCAGATCGTAGACGATGACGTGCATTTGTTGTCCTCGCGCGACCGACCGCCTGCCCAACCCCGGTCGCGCGAGTAGAGCTGGGAGTACTTCAGAATTCGGAGAAGCTCAGAGCCTTGCGTCCGCCACCAGCTGCACGGCGAGGCGCTGGCCGGCCGCGCTGCCGGCGGGCGTGGTCATGTTGAAGGAGGCGCCCCACTCGCTCACGAGGTCGGCAACGCTCGCGGAGCAGTCGCTGTTGGTGTCGAGGTTGCGGACCTGCGCGTTGGCGGCGCTCGGATTGAAGAGCGTCAGGCCCGGCGCCTTGATCATGCGGGTCGGGAAACTCCAGAAGACGCCCTTCTGCGCGGTCGCGGCGCCGACACCCTGCGTCGCCACCAGCGCGCCCGATGTTCCCGCGTTCTGCGCGGGCGCGGTCGTCAGCGGAAACGTCTTCGCGTAGTAGCGCTGCGCGCGCTCGAGTTCGTCGCCGAAGGGAGAGCGGCCGTAGAAGCTCGCGACCTGGCCGCCCTCGAGCTGCACGTCGCCGATCCGCAGGTTCCTCGCGGAGAGGCCCGACGGCAGGGCGAATTGCAGCTCCAGGCAGAGCCCCTTTTGCGCATTGGCGAGCGTGTCGAGCTGGAAGGCGTTGCCGGCGCCGTCCCACCAGAGCTGCGTCACCGCGCCCGAGGGCAGGCTCTGCGCGGCACCCGTCAGCGCGTTCGACATGGTGCTGAAATTATCGGCCGCGTCCGCCGAGCGGAGGATCGGCGTGACGCTGATCGCGGCGCCGGTGTCCTGGAAGGCGAGCAGGCCCAGTGCGGCGAAGGGATGCGCGGGCGTGCCGTACTGGAACGGCGCGGCGAGCAGGTCGCGGACGTTGCGGCTTTCCATTTTGGTGCGGAGCGCCACGGTGACCGCGCCGGTGGTGCCGAGATTGGCGGTGCCGATCGCGACCTGCGCCGGGAAATTCGTGTCGGCGATCTGGCCGAAGCTCCCCGAGGAATTGGCGGCCGTGTAGGACTGCGCTTCCCAGAGATCGAGGATGTGCTGCCAGGAGCCCGAGAGCGAGACGGCGGAGACGAGCTGGTTCACCTGCCCGTCGCCGTTGATGTTGCGGCGCTTGCCCCAAGAGCCCTGCAGCGCCGCGGTGTCGGCATCGATCGCCGATTTGTAGACCGAGCCCGTCTGCGTCGTCATGTTGGTGGCCTGGAACGGCATCGGAAACTCCTCTCGAAAATGACTTGAATGTCATCGAGCACGGCTGCAAATGCGGCTCGGATTGCTTGACACCTGCGTGGCGGCAGAGGCGGAATGCGCGCGATTTGCGCGGCTTTCCGGCCGCGTTCGGGGACTCGCAAACGCGCTCGCACCTTCCGTTGGGGCATCTCGCGCCGCCATGACGATCGCCGCCATCTCGCAGCCCGAGCGGCCGCCGCGCACCCAAAGCTGGTCCGGCGCGCCGTCGTGGGTGGATCCGCTGAGCTGGGGCGCCGTCCTCATCGCCTCGCTGGTGATCTTCGACAGCCCGTCCTTCCTGGGCTATGTGCACGCCGACAGCCTGCAGCTGGCGCTGGAGACCTGGGACCTCTCGACCCACGACTACGCGTGGCAGGGCATGCAGTTCTCGCGCGTGCCCAGCCTCTTCCCCGACCTCGCGATCTTCGGCGGCGCGCAGCTGCTGACGGGAAGCTGGCGCTTTGCGTTTCTCGCGTTCGGGATCTCGACGCTGCTCGGGCTTGCGATCGCGGCCGGGTGGATCCTCGACAGGCTGACGCGCTGCGGCTGGCGCCTGGGCACGCGCGCCTTCCTGGTGGTCGCGCTGCCCCTGCTGTTCCTCGAGCTGCCCGTGACCATCGCCTCGCGGCGTCTCGAGGTGTTCGTGCCCAACGGCCACGGCGGACCGCTCGCGCTCGCCTTCGCCGCGCTCTGCGTCGCCTGCGCGCAGATGGAGCGCGGGACGCTCCGGCGGTCGCTCGTGCTCGCGGCCCTCACCGCCGCGGGAACCATCTCGGATCCGCTCTTCCTGCTTTCCTTCACGGCGCCGGTGCTGGGCGTCGCGGCCTATCGCTGGCGCCGCGGCACGCTCCTCCGCGCGAGCGCGACAGCCGTCATCGCGGCCGTCCTCGCCGGCGTCGCCGTGGGCCGGGTGCTGGACCTGTTCCTGAACCGCGAGGGCGTCCCCCCGATCGAATGGCTCGGCGTGCCCGCGCACGTCCGGGACTTCATCCTGAGCCCCGGCGTCCTCGCCGCCGCGGCGCCGGTCACGGTACTGCTGGGGTTCGGTCTCCCGCTCGCGCTCTTCCTCTTATATCCGCGGCTCCGCCGGGATCGCGCCCAGCCAGCGGAGACCGCCGACCCGTCGGGGCTCTGGTGGACGCTGGCCGCCACGAGCCTGGCCCTGGTCGCCGTGCAGACCGCGGTCTATTACGAGGACACCTCGCAGTACCGCTACACCATGCCGCTGCAGTGGTGGCCGGTCGTGTTCGCGTCCGCGCTCCTGGTGCAGCGGCTCGCCGGCAAGGCGCGGTGGGCGATCTCCGCGGGTCTCGGCGGGCTCTCGTCGGGGCTCGCCGTCTTCTACCTGTGGCCGGGCCCGCACGCGCCCGCGATCCTGCGGCTGCACCACCCGCTGGAGGCCTGTCTCCTCGAGGGCCAGCGCACCGCCGGGCTGAAGGCGGGCCTCGCCGACTACTGGCACGCGCGCTATCTCAAGGCGTCGAGCGACTGGCGCCTGCAGATCGAGCAGATCGAGAGCGACGGCGCCGGCAGCTATTTCGACGGCGACCGCTTCTGGAGCACGCACGACATGACCGCCGACGCGGCTTCGCCTCGGCCGCCGGGCGAGCCGCAGGCTTCGCCTCGGCCGCCGGTCTACAACTACATCGTGATGGCCGACATCGACGAGGGCGCCATCCGGCGGCATTTCGGCGCGCCCGACCGGACGCTCGACTGCGGCGGCACGGCCGTCTGGATCTACGACGACACCGCGGCGTTTCGCAGCGCGCTCGTCCAGAGCTCGCCGCCGCTTTACGCGACCTTCCTGGAATCGGGCGAGGGGATCGACCGGATCTGCATCGCCGCCGATCGCTTCTTCAGCGCCGCCCGGTCGAGCGAGGCGGACCGCCGCGCGCCCTGGACGGGCCCGATCGAGGCGCGCGCGGAGACGCCGAACGGCTGGGTGCCGCGCATCTGGGGCCCCTACTTCACCCTGCCGGCGGGACGGTGGCGCATCGCGCTCGACTACAGCCTCGCCACCGATGCGCCGGGACGCGACAGCTGGCAGATCACCGCCGGCTGGCCCGACACTTATTATGAAGGGAGCCTGCCGCCCACCGGCGGAGAGCTTCGCACCGTCGAGGCCGAGGTCGACCTGGCCGCGCCCGCGGAGCGCCTCGAGATCCGCAGCTATCTCGCGGGGCGCGGCGGGATCGCCGTCTCCGGCGCCAGCATCACCCGCGTCGGCGCCGGCATTGATCCCGCGCCGTGTCCTGGGGATGGCGCGGCCTCGAGCGACTCCGCGGCCAACTGAGGGCGCCGTCGTGACGACTGCCGCGGCATCGCACGGCTCGGGCTCGCGTCGAGCGACGAAGGCGCTCGGCTGGCTCGTCGGCGCCGGGGCTTTGCTGGCGGCCGCGCTCATCGGCTGCCTCGTGATATTCGAGAGCTCGTCGTTCCTCGGTTTTGCCATCAACGCCGACACGCTCCATCTCGCGCTCACGGTCTGGGACTACTCGGCGCACGACTACGCGCGCGAGGGCTTCTCCATGTCGCGCGTGCCGAGCATTTTTCCGGACATCGCCGTCTACGCGGCGGTTCAGCTCGCCACGGGGAGCTGGCGCATGGCCTCGCTCGCCTACGGCGCGCTCTCGCTGCTCGGCCTGTCGGCGGCGGCCGGAGTCATCGTCCGGGAGATCGCGCGCTGCGGCTGGCTCGCCGCGGCACAGGCGTTTCTGCTGCTGACGCTGCTGGCGCTGCTGCTGGAGCTGCCGATCACGGCGACGTCGGAGCACATGCACATCTTCCTGCCCAACAATCACGGCGGGCCGTTCATCCTGGCGCTCGCCGCGCTGGGCGTCGCCCGGAGCTGGCTCCTGCGGCCGGCGCGGGCGAAGCTCGTCGCACTGTTCCTGCTGGTGACGGGGGGCGTGCTGTCGGACCTGCTGTTCGTCATCTCCTGCGTCGGGCCGATCACCGCGGCAATCGCCTTTGCCGTCCTGCGGCGGAAGCTGGCGCTGCGCGCCGCTATGCCTATCATCGCCTGCGTGCTGCTGGGGACCGCCGCCTCGCGCGGCCTCGACCTGCTGCTGGTGCGCGACGGCGGCATCGGCATCGACTGGACCGCGGTGCCGGTCCACGCGCGCGCCTTCGCGGCCGGCATCGTCGCGGTCGCGACGGCGGCACCTTTGACGGCGGTCCTGGCCTATGCCCTGCCGCTGGCGGCGCTCCTCGCTTCTCCCCTGCTCCTTATCGGCGGCGCAAGGCAGGACCGCGCGCGGGAGGCGGTGGAGTTCTGGTGGGTGCTCTCGGCAAGCAGCGTGCTCGCAACGCTGGCGGCCGTGCCGCTGGTCTACGAGGGGACGTGGCACTTCCGCTACATGATGCCGCTGCTCTGGTGGCCGGTCGTGTGGGCGTCGGTGTGGCTCGTGCGGCTGCTGGGAGCGGCGCGCCGCGCCGTGCTCTCCACCGCGCTTGCGGGGCTGGCGCTGATGCTGGGCGCCGCCTACACCTCGCGGGGCCTGCACGCGCCCGCGCTGTTGGCGCTCCATCATCCCGCGGAGGCGTGTCTCCTCGAGGCGCAGCAGAGCGCGGGCCTCAAGGCCGGGCTCGGCGACTACTGGCATGCGCGCTACATCGAGGCGTCGAGCGACTGGCGGCTCCAGATCGACCAGGTCGAGCCGGACGGCGCCGGCGTGTGGTGGAGCAACGACCGGTTCTGGTATACGCACGACGTCCATGACGGCGCCCGCATACCCGTTTACAACTACTTCGTGATGGCCGGACTCGACGAGACCGCGATCAGGAGCCACTACGGCGCGCCCGACCGGACGCTCGTGTGCGGCGGCAGCGCGATCTGGATCTACGACGACGCCGCGGCGCTTCGGCGCGAGCTGGTGCGCACCTCGCCCTCGCTCTACGCCACCTTCCTCGAGGCGGGCGAGGGCATCGACGCGATCTGCATCCCCGCCGACCGGTTCCTGAGCGCCGGGCACCGGGTGGAGAACGAGAGCCTGGCGCCACTCGCCGGCCCGCTCGAGGTGCGCGTGGACGCGCCGGACGCCTCCCGGCCGCAGGTCTGGAGCTCGGCCTTCGACCTGCCCCGCGGCCGCTGGACCCTCACCCTCCGCTACGCCCTCACCACCGACACCCCCGGCCACAACCGCTGGCAGGTCACCCGAGGCTGGGGCCGCGAGGTTCTTTATGAGGGGGAACTCGCGGCGAACGCGGCCACCCCACAATCCGCACGAGTGGACCTGACGCTTGAGGAGCCGGTCCAGGGGATCGAGGTGCGGGCCATGCTTGCAGGTACGGGAGTGCTCGGAATTACCGACGCAGGCATTGCGCGCACGAACGCGGTCGGGAGTGAAGGTTGTGTCAAGTGACACTATAAATCTCAGCCACGTTCGACCGCGGGCAGCCAGAAGCGCCAACCGGCAGCATGCTCTGATGCTCCCGACAGTCAATCTTGCGGGGACTCTCTGCCATTAGCGCCGTCGGGAGTTCGGTCGTCTTTTCGGGTTGCGGCGAATGAAGATCATCGTTCTTAAGCTCGATCATCTCGGTGACTTCATAATGGCGATCCCCGCGCTGCGAAAGCTACGCGACCATTTTCCTACCGACGAGATCTCCCTTGTCTGTGGATCATGGAACAGGAGCATTGCAGAAAGCTGCGGCTTCTTCGATAGAGTTCTTGTTTACGATTTTTTCCCTCCTACCGTTGCCGACCGGGATGGTGTTCCATATCAACCTATAAGCACGTTTCGGCTAGTTACTAACGGATCATATGATGCCGCTATAGATCTTCGTATAGACTCTGATACTCGATTCTTGCTTTCATATATAGATGCACATTTGAAGTGCGGAATTGGTTTGAATTGTGATTTTCCCTATCTTAATCTCGCCTTACCACTCAAGATATTAAATCATTTACCTCTTGTAGATAAAGACGCTTGGCGTGGGTTTCCCGCAACTGACTTTGTTTCAAATGTGCTGTCACCCACTCCTCTTTATTGGGACCTTGATTTTTCAAAAACAGATCACTGCGCGATTTTTGGTCCATATACTAGGCTTCCGATCGGCATCTACCGTGTTACATTCCATTTCCATGCCCCTGGATTTTGGGGTCTGGGTTTACTTTGCAGCATCGTGGTTGACGTCGGTCAGCGTACGGTGCCGATCGCTACTTTACGCCTTCGCCGCCGACACCTCCGATCTGGTTGCGCCACTCTGGAATTCTCAAATAACGATGAGAACGGGGCTATAGAGTTCCGTATCTACGCGCGTGGGCGCCCTCTTGCGGGCACCTTCCGTTTCTTTGGCGTGACCATTGAGAACCCCTCTGCATCTAGCGGTGCCGCGGTGAAGCATAGATTGCACAGTTTACACCGTGCCGAGCTAACCTCGCTGATGGTCTCGCTTCTTGCCGAACGGCTTCACCCCCCCACCGGTCACATTGGGCTCATGGCAACCGATTCTTTTGTAGACCCTCTTTCCGAGGAGGAACGTGGTCTCCTTCGAAGATCGGGTGGTATTTATATATCACCCCTGAGCAATTCGCCCATCAAGGATTGGCCACCCAGCAACTATACCAGACTGATAAAGTTGCTCCTGGAGCGAACAGAGCGACACGTCGTGCTCCTCGGAACCCAGAATCAGCGCGAGGCGCTAAGTAAGATTGCCGGTGCGGCAGCTTGTGATGGTCGCCTAGTCAATCTTGGTGGTAAAACGTCCTGGACTGCGCTGCCCGGATTATTCAAAAGATCGGCTTTGGTAATCTGCGGTGATTCGGGAATCGCTCATTATGCCGCTGCATGTGGCGCGCGAGTTCTTTTGATATTCGCCGGTACCCATTCACCCGAGGAGTGGGCACCCCGCGCTGAAGAGCGAGTTCTGACGCTAACCGCTGACGTTCCATGCTCACCATGTGGCTATAGCAAAATCAATGAGTGCCCGCATCAGCATCGTTGTATGACGGCTATCTCGGTCGATACCGTGTTAACGAGAGCTACACAGATCCTCGGCGCGCCTTATGTTGCGCCCACTGACTAGCTACGGTCGGCCTAGCGTGGAACTGACCGATCACCACCTAGACTCGTCTGCGCCTCGCTTTTTGTGCGTGGCCTTCCTTTGCTAACAATCGCCAGGAAATTAGGCTGTCTGTTGCGGCGACGGATAGCGCGGGCCGCTGGCGATGATATCCGCTATTGGATCGATTTCACATGCGAGTTCGATCGTAATCCTGGTGTGCAACGGGTAACCCGTTCACTCGCTCATGGGTTCGAGGAACTAGGCGAACATGTCACCTATCTCTCATGGTCGGACGCCGACCATGGTCCGAGGCCGTGTACCAGACGGCAACTTCGAAACTTTTCTCGGTGGAACGGCCCACGTTGTTCGGTTTTTCAAAAGACTCCGCCGGCGCGGATGAGGACTAACGCGCCAGAGAAAGCGGGATGGCTGTTGGTTCCCGAACTAACCTATTGGCGAATCAGGGGTGGTCATCAGGAGGCTTGGGAATCAGATCCAGTTCTGATGCTTTCCGATTACGCACGAGCGCAGCATCTGAAGATCGCGTTCTTATTTTATGATCTGATCCCACTGAGAGTTCCTGGTTATCCGCAACTCCGGGCATTGCACGAACGCTATGTCAGACAACTAGCGAAAGCGGATCTGATTCTGCCGATTTCACGTGATGCTGGTTTGGATTTGGCGCGGTACTTTTCGGAGACCCTTGGACTGGAAGCCAAAGTGCTTCCGCGCATAATTCCTCAGCCACTTGCGCAGGAATTCCTTGGCTGTAGTCGTAAGACTGTATACGACGCACCTGCGCAAGGCCCCACTACCATTATGTGTGTGAGTCATATCGAGCCACGCAAGAATCAGGTTAAGCTGCTCGAAGCCTTCAACGCCTTCTGCGAAGAGCATCCCAAAGTTGATGTTCGTCTATCATTAGTTGGGGTCACCGATTTGCAATTGCACAACGAGGTGACAGCTATTGCCCGAGCTAATCCTAGAGTCGATCTCGCCGGAAATGTTTCCGATTCAGATATGATTGACCGTTATCATCGAACTCACTTCACAGTATTTCCATCCGTTGCAGAGGGATTCGGTCTGCCAATTGTCGAAAGTCTTTGGCTTGCTCGGCCCTGCATTTGTGCGAACTTTGGAGCTATGGCTGAGGTGGCTACCGACGGGGGTTGCCTTACTATAGATACGCGATCCACTAGTGCGCTAAAGAACGCCCTCGAGCGGATGATCTTTGACCGTGCGCTTCGCGAATCTCTAGCTGCCGATGCGATTCGTCGGCCGATGTCCACTTGGCGCGAATACGCCGACAGGTTATTGACAATACTTCGAGGAGACATGGGCGATGCACGAGCAATATCGCTCAACAGTTAGATATCGTCGTACCAACCGATTGTCGAGGCACTGAATGTCATGTTGCTTGCAGAAGCAATTGTGGCGATTTGCTGGGCCGCATTTGTGCGCAACTCGATGCGGCCATTCCATTCACGTCCAGATGTAACCACACTTGCATTGCCCTCGGATGGGCTCAGCGAATCTGGTTCCATAAAGGTGATAACGCCGAGTGTGCCAGGGACAGTGATGTTCAGGATTGCGCGCACCTTGACCCCAATCGGGAGGCCTGCGAGCGAATATAAAGTTGGAGTTCCCGTCGGAACCGAGGCACTACTTTGATCCCGCGGAGCGCTCACCCACAAGTACTGCCGAATAGAGCCCGTCCCATACTGCGTAAACCCGAGTATATGCCCGCTCGCGTCCGTCTTGAAGCTTCCGATGCGGCGTTTTTTCGTGTAGGGGGTGGGGAGCGTGGGGGCCGTGGCGGAGGTGGAGCAGAGCTCGTCGACGACGCCCGTGTCGGTGCGCTCGATCACGAAGAGATGGTACCAGGTCGAGTTGGCGACCGTGCCCGCGTCGAGGCAGCCGTTGCCGCTGCCCGCCGCCCAGGCGGCCGTGCTCTTGGTGAAACTCGGGAGCCTCATCAGGGCGCCGGCGTCGTCGGAGGTCGCCACACCCGCGGAGGTGTCGATCACGGTCTGCGGGCTGGTGCCGTCGTTCGAGAGCGCGAGGCCGCCGATATGGCCCTGGAGCAGCGAGGCGAGGCTGCCGCCGCCCGGCGCCAGCGTCGGGTTCGGATATGTGCCCGCGAGGTCGCCGCCTGCGGCGCCCGAGGGCGGCAGCGAGCCGGGCTTCCCCGAGAGGTCGGTGTAGCTGCCGCTGGTCGCGACCGTGGCGAGGCCGAGCGCGCTCTTGGCCGTCGCCGTGGTGCCGTCCGTGCCGAGGAGACAGGTGAGGTAGGCGACCAGGCTCGTGAGATTGGTCTTGAACTGGCCCTGGGTCGTGCCCGCCGAGGTGAAATTGCCGGCGGGCGGCAGCGACGTGGGGCAGGTCACCTGGGCCAGCGCCGGCTGCCGCTCGCCTGCCACCAGCAGGAGCAGCGCCGCGGCGAGCGTGATGAGGGCTGCGGCGAGCGCCGCGAGCATGCGTTTGAGCGTCATCGGTTTTCCTTCTAGTGTCCCGCCCCTGAAATTCGCAGGCGAATTTCAGGGATAAGCGGGCCACTAAATCTTTGAATCTAGTGTGATTCAGATTCCGAAGTTCGTAGGACGAACTTCGGAATCATCACACTAGTCGTGCGCGGACCAATTGATACTGCCGCCGACGTCGGTGCCGGCAGCGTTGAAGACATGCGCCGTGAAGCCGTTGGCGTCGACCGCGACGGAGCTCGCGGCGCCGCCGCCGCCGCCCGCCACCGACGCCACGGCGACGGTCACCGCCGGCGGCGCCAGGAAGTTCGGGTTGGCGAAATTGATGCGCTGGCCACCGGCCGCCACCGCGACGCCGTTGGCGCCGTCGGAGAGCGGCGGCTGGTCCACCACCGGCGTGAACTGCCGGATGATCGGCAGCCCGTCCGCGGTGTTCACCACCAGCTGCTGCTGCACATAGGTCGTGAGGATCGTGCCCTTGGTCCAGAGCGTCCAACCCGTGAGGCCCGTCCACATGAGCGTGGTGGGATCGCTCGACCACATCTGGGTGCCGGGATCCGCGGCCCACATCGGCGGATCGCCGCCGAGGTTCTGCGACCAGCGGACATAAAGAAGCGGGTTGGCCTTGCCGGCGGCGCCCGGCCCGAGCGCCGCCACGATCGAGGCCCAGGCTCTCAACAGCGCGAGCTTCGCGAAGGGCGCCGCCGGCGCCGTGTAGACGCACTGCGCCACCGGGTTCCAGACGAAATTGTCGAGCACGGCAAAGCCGGTGTCGGCGCCCGCAAGGCTCGCGCTGTCGGGCACCAGCACGCCCGTGTAATGCGTGACGAAACCCGATAGCGTTCCCGCGCTCCACGCCGGCGCCTGCGGCAGCGAGGAGACCGGCCCATAGGTGTTGACCACCTGGAGCGAGGTCGTGGTCGTGAGCGGCGAGAGCTGGTTCGCCACGTCGCGCGCCCGCACCGCGAAGGTCCAGATGCCCGCGGGCACGGACGCGTTCGTCATCTCGGTGCTCTTCGCCGCCTCGGTCAGCGGCAGCATGGCCTCCCACGCCGAGACCCCGAAGGGTCCGTAGCGGATGTCGTAGCCGACCACCGCGTTGTCGCTGACCGACGCCCAGGTGAAGGTCACGACCTCGCCGTTCTGCACGGCGGAGAAGTTCGCGACGTTGGGCGGCGGTGGCGGCGCCGGCAGCGCGATCTGCGTCGCCGGCACCTGCGCCAGCGTCTCAGCGCCGCCGCCGTAGATGTTGAAGGCCGGGAACTTCAGGTAGAGCGTCTTGCCGATCTGGTCGGCCGTATAGGGGATCGCGACGACGGAGTTGTCGAGCCGCGCGAAATTGCCGCCCGCGAGGTGCTGCCCGACCGCCGTGCCGTAGGCGCCCCGGCGGAGATAGGTGAGGTCGTACCGGCTGCCCGAGACCAGCGTCGCCGTCTCGTAGCTTGCCAGCTCGCCGTCGACGTAGCAGAGCGTGTGGTAGGCGTCCGCGTCGGCCTGCGTGCCCGAGAGCAGCGCGCCCTCGGACATCGAGAGATCGACCGAGAGCGCGTGGGTCGTGTCGGGATCGCCCGCCGCCGGCAGCGTGGCGGTCAGCACGCCCTGCCGGCTGCCGCCGATGCTGCGCGCCGCCTGCTTGTAGGTGTTGCCGTCGGACGACACCCAGATGTCGCAGCCGCCCCAGTTCGCGCCGCCCGACACCACGATCCAGATCTCGAGGCCGAGCTGCGCCAGCGCCACCGGCGCCGCGAACACGATCGGCGGATTGGTCGCGGGCGGCGCCACGTTGTAGTCGGCTGCGTAGCCCGAGCTGGTGCCGAAATTGTAGAGCGCCGCCGAGCCGGTGCCCGCGAGGTACTCCTCCGCCGTCACCAGCAGGTTGCCGTTGTCGTCCTCGGTGATCTCGGTGATCCGCACCCATTGCTTGTCGAGCCCGAGCGCCGGGTCCGTCAGCGTCACGATGTCCATGGGGTCGAGCAGGATGTAGCGCTGCCCCAGGGTGAACTGATAGACGTTTCGGATGCTCTCGCGCTGCAGCTGGAGCTGGGCCGAGAGCCGCGCAGCGGCCGCGTCGGCGAAGAGATGCGCCTGGCGCGAGCCGTCGCTGCGCCGTCCCGTGAGGTCGATCATCGCCTGATCGAACGCCTCGACCACCTCGGGATTGTACTGGTTGGCCCGGTTCAGGAACTCGAGCTTGATGTCGTTGAGGGCGTCCGCCGGCCGCTTGCGCGTCACCAGCACCGGATCGCCGCTGGTGCCGCTGGTGCCGCTGCTGCCGCCGGCGTTCGTGTTCGGCAGGAAATCGTCGTCGGTCAGGTCGTAGAGCGGCGCGCCCGGCGGCGTATAGGAGAAGCCGTTCCCCGAGGCAGGCTGGTCGCCGTAGGGCACCAGCGTCAGCTCTCCGCCGGACCACACGAAGGCGCTGTTGGTGTGCTTCGCGATCTCGTCGAGCATCTCCGCGGCCGGGCGCTGCTCGGTGTAGGCGGGCGAGATCCAGAGCCCGAGCGCCAGCGCATAGGCCTGGTACGTGGCGAGGCTGCCGAGGCGCGCCGCGGGAAACCCCGCGCCGTAATCGGGATTGGTCAGCAGATCCGCGATCACCTGCGAGGGATCGGCGTCGCTGCCGTTGGGCGCGCTCGCGTAGAGCCGGCCGAAGACCTCGAAATTGTGGTTGGGCAGCGTCGGGACGTCGTGGAGGTTGTAGGGATCGGCGGCGAGATAGGCGAGACCCGTGTAGCCCAGCGCCTCCGCCGGAAACTTCGTCGCGAGCACGCCCCAGGGCGTCTGCGGATAAGTGCCGGTGAAGATCGAGAAGCTGAGCGAGGCCGGCGTCATCACCTGCTTGTTGGCATAGACGGTGTTGACGCCCGCGATCGGCCCCTCGGCGAGCCCGATCGCCACGCCGGTCTGGTAGGTGTAGGTGGCGCTGCCGGCGCTGCCGCCCTTGCCGCCGCCGCCCACGACGCCGCCCTTACCGCCGCCCGGCGGCGCGGACTGATGCGCCGTCGCCTTGAAATCGCCGTACCAGACGAGATTGCCGGCAATGCGCGTCGCGCCGTAGACGATCGGGATCGCCTTGCCGAGCGCCGAGGTCTGGATCTGCAGCCCCGACACCGCCGGGTGCTGCTTCGCCTGCGGCGCGCCGGATTTTCCGCCATTGAATCCCATTCAGCTGCACTCCTGAACGCTTCTCGCGCCGATTCCCCCACTCTCGTCATGCCCGGCCATGTGCCGGGCATCCACGTGTCGGCTGTCCGGTTCGGCGAAATGGGTTGTGCTTCCATTCGAGGAAGACTCTAAAGAGTCGTCATGCCCCGGCTTGTCCGGGGCATCCACGTGTTCTTTGGCGGCAAAAGAAAACGTGGACCCCCGGGACAAGCCCGGGGGTGACGACAAAGGGGAGAGTGTGCGACCAAGCGGAGACTCTTCCGCGCTGTGTCGAAATGCGAACCGGACAGCCGTGGGACAAGCCCGGCGATGACGAATCAGGGTTGATGTCAGGGTTGATGTCGACTGAGATGGCTGGCAGCTAACTCCAATAGCTGAAGAACTTCCGCGGCCGCGGCTTCCTCGCCGCGCCCTCGGCGTCGCCGATCTGCGCGAGCCAGGACGCCCGCTCCGCATCCTCCAGCACGCAAACGCTGCCGACGTAGGCGTGGATGACGAAGGGCCAGGCCACCACGATCGCGCCGTGGCTGAAGCAGCGCCCGAACTTCCAGACCACGATGTCGCCGGGCAGTACGCTACGCGAGGCGCCGGGTTGGCTGGCGGCAACGCCGAGCGGACAAAGAACCGGAGCCTCGATCTCGCGCGTGTAGCGCGCGAGAATGTCGAGGTAGCGCTCCTCGTCGCGGTGCAGGTTCCAGTCCGCCGGGTAATGCGGCAGCGCCACCGGCTCGATCAGCCCGACATTCGCGAACACGCCCACCAGGATCTGCGCGCAATCGACGCCGTGGCCCTTGATGCGCGCCTCGTGGTGATAGGGCGTGCCGAGCCACGTCTCGGCCTCCGCCACCACGGCGGCGCGCTGCTGCAGCTCGAGCGGGCTCATTTCAAACCTGCCGGTCGATTTCTCGGGAAAGCCCCGCACGGGGCGGGACCCTACGGCGCAGGAACCGCGGCTCGTCGCCTATGGCGCCTCGGGCGCCGTCATGCCGTCTCGATCGACGGCAAGCCGGACACCCGTCAATGCTCGCCCCGAATCTCTCGCGTGTCGGGATTGAAGCAGATGCCGTTCAGCGCCCGCACGGACAGATCGCGGTCCGAGTCCCAATACTCCAAATGGGCGGGCAGCCGGGCAGCCAGGCAATTGGCAAGACCCTGATACTGCCGAAACGCCACCCACTCGTCGTACCGCGGGCGCGGATCCGCGTCGGCGGTGCCGGGCGGCGAAACATAAAGGACCCAGGTCCCGGGTGCATCCTGGATATCTTCGACCTCCCCGTCGTCGACGTTGTCGCCGGTGTCCTGCGGATCGCTGCCGGCGACGGTGCCATTCGCCCACGAGATGGAATCGACCACCTGCCAGAAGACATCGGATTGCCATGCGAAGTCTTGCGGCCGCGAAGCGCTTCCCATGAAGAAAGTCACCAGTTCCGCGCCACCGCCCAGCGGCGCCATGAATTGACACGCGAGGTTGTTATTCCGCTCGCCTCGGCTGCCCGTGGCTGCGAAGTAGATGCACGGCATGCCGCCGACGGACAGGTGCCGCCGGCCCTGGGTTGCCTCATTCCCCGCCATGTTATCGGCTTCTTCCTCGAGCGACCTCTTCGCGTACATCACGCCGACAAAGATGCTGCCGTAGGCGGTGCCCCCAGGGGGCGCAAATGCGGCATCGACGTTCCCGCCGCCGTCGACCTCGGTCCATCCGCTCGGGATCGCGAGGCTGTAGATGTCGAGCTGCCCCGTGTAGATGGCGCCGGCGGACTGCGCCGCTGCCGGATCCTGGCACGGGCAGGCCGCAAGAATGCCGGCCAAGAGCACGGCTCCCTTCAGCGCTCGCATTGCAATGCCCCCCGCGATTGCTCCCTTCGGCGCCCGGCTTGTTGGGTTGCGCCGGTTGACGCCTTAGCAAACGATAACCATGCCGGTGCGGCGCGGCAATGGCGGAGGACCGCCCGCGATTGGCGGAGCCATCGAAACAGACCCGGTTCCGCTTCCGGCGAGGGCCGGCTCGTCATCGTCAGCCCTCACACCGCCGTCTCGGGAATCGGCACGAACGGGAACCCCTTGAACCGCGCGGTGTTCGCGAATTTGGCGCAGCCGCCGGCGCCGTTCGTTTTGTCGCAGCCGGGATAGGCCGTGAAGCTGTCGCCGGGGGCGGGCGCGAAGGGGAACGGCGCGATCAGCGCGAGCGTGCCGGGGCTGCCGGCGATATAGCTCTTGACCGTGCGCGCGAAGCCCGCGTTCGGGCCGGTCGTGAAGCCGATCGAGCCCTGGTCGAACCAGCCGCTCGCCTGCACGAGGGTCGCGTTGACGAGGCTCGGGCTCGAGCCCCCGGCGGCGGTGCCGGCGACGGCGTAGCTCGCCCGGCTGACGCCGCAGGCGGCGTCGTAGAGCGAGTTGACGCAGCCGGACTGGAACAGGTTGCGCGGCAAATTGAGGTTCAGGAGCTCGAGGTGGCTGTTGACGTTGAAGGTCGCGAGCGAGCGGCCGAGATCGACCTCGGCGACCCGCCCCACGAACAGGACGACCGTGCCCGCGGAGGCCGCGACCGGCGGATAGAGGCCGCCCGCCGGCGGCGCAAGGAAGGCGCGCTCGAGCTGCAGCTCCGCGCCGTCGAAGACGCCGAGCCGGCACGCCTCGAGGAACGGCAGCCCGTTCACGCTGGCGCTGCCGGGCATCACGTCGAAGACCAGCGTGTCCACCTCGACGCCGATCTTCCAGTGGCACTTCGCCTTGTTGTCCTGGCGGTCGAAGAACGGCCCGCCCTGCGCGCCGCTCGCGAAGCTGTTGCCGTTCGCGATCACGTCGGTGTCGAAGCCGGTCCAGCGCAACGCCTGTCCGCCCGCGAGGGTGAAGGTGTAGAGGTCGGCGGCGGCGAACTGGCTGGTTGCCAACAAAGCCTGAAGGGCCGCGGAGGCAGTCTTCATCCAGGGTCTCTCGGATGCGAGGCCCCCTCACCCTTCCCTCTCCCCGTTGGGGAGAGGGTTGCGGAGGCTTAGCGAGCGAAGCGAGCTTAGCCGCAGCTGGGTGAGGGGGAAGCTAGCGGCTCAAGGTGTGAGTCAGTTGCTCTTGAGCGAGATGAATTTGACCGATTTCGCCAACCACAGCTGGCTCATGAACTTCTCGAAGTCCATGCTGTCCTCGAAGAACCGGCAGCGGAAATAGTAGGAGAACGTCGCGGAGATCGCGGCGCCGCTCGCGGGCGCCGCAGCGAAGGTGATCCTGCCGGTCGACGCATCAACGCTGTAGGTGCCGCCGCTCTGCACGACGCCGGCGACTTTGACGCTGGCGACCGCGTTGGGCGCGATGATCGGCTCGACGTAGGTGCCGAGCGTGCGCACCAGCTGGAACGCGGCGGTGCTTCCGTCGCCGGTGCCCAGCGGCTGGTCGGTCACCGCATTGTCGTCGGCATCGGCATAGAGCCAGCTGTCGAACAGCCCCTGGCGCAGGTCGAAAAAGCTCAGCAGCGCCTGCCACTCGGCGTAGCTCGGCGCGCTCCGCAGGAAATCGAAAGTGAGCTCCCATTTGTGGCGCGGGAAGGACCAGTCGGCGATCCGCACCTCCTTGCCCGATATCGCCTCCTGAATGCGGGTCTTCCAGATCTCGGTGCGCTTGACGCTCCAGCCGAGGCCGGGAAGCGAGGGGAAAACCGCGTTGGACATTTCTATCCTCGCCTATCGGGCTCGCCGGTGCGCAACTGAGCAAATTCACCGCGTCCTTCGACTCGCGTGCAATCGCACGCGGCTCAGGATGAGGCGCATCCAGAAGGGCACGAAGAACAGTCCTCATCCTGAGCCACGTCCCAACGGGACGTGAGTCGAAGGACGCACCGTCTCGCACGGCCAGAGCGCAGGTGACAACTACCGGAGTGCCGAAGCGAGGGAGGCATTGAAGTTCCGCTGCTCGCCCTTAAGCACCCGGGCGAGCGTGGCGCCGTTGCGCTTGAAGAAGTTCATGACGTCTCGGGAATCCATGGCGTAGACGTGGAAGTTCACGTCGCCGCCTGCTGCGCCGTCGGCACGGCCGCCGGCCGCCGCGCTCGTGAAGAAGTCGCGCATGGGGTCCGCGATATGCGCGGGCAGGATCGATTCGCCCTGGTGCGCGAAGACCAGCATGTCGCCCGGCAGGCTCCAGGCGCCGCCCGCGGCCGAGACGATCTCGCCCGCCGCCGCCATGACCATGGCCTCGCCGGCCGCCGCAGGGCCCGCCGCCGCCGGCCCCATCTCCGGCGCGAGGAAGGCGAAGATGCCCGCGAAGGTCTGCGACGCGTCGTTCACGATCGCCTTGATCGCCTTGAGCGCCATCGAGGCGAGGCCCGCGCTCCCCGCGGCCTCCTCGGCCGCGCTGCGCGCCGCGGTGCCCGCGACGGTCGCGGCGGTCTTGGCATTCTCGCCGGTGATCCAGCTCAGCACGGTCTTCTCGATCGCCGTCAGCAGCGCCGTCTGGACCTGCGCCGCGATCCGCTGCATCTGCTGCCGGAAGTTGCCGCCGCTCACGATCATCCGGTTGAAGGACGCCATCAGCGTATGCTCGATCTGGCTCCCCGCCTGGTCCCAGATCTTCGCGACGTCGCCCGCCGCGGCGCGGTGCAGGTTGCGGACGTTCTCCGCGTAGTTCCGGTGCTCCGCGAGCTGCCGGTCGAGGCTCTGGCCGAGCTGCTGACTCGCCTGCTGCGCCGCCTGGATCTCCTGCTGCGCCGTCTGCTGGCTCGCCTGGAGCAGCGCCTGGCTCGTCTGCCGGGCGGCGGCGGCCATGCCGTCGAAGGCTTGCTTCGCGTTGTTGGCGATCTCGCTGGCGGTCGAGGCGATCACGCCGGCGGCGCTCTGGAACGCCGAACTCGCCTGCTGCAGCGCCGATTGCAGCGGCGCCACGTCGGCGCTGACCGTGACCGAGATCTGGTTGTCCGCCATGAAGACCCCTTATCCCTTGGCGCCGGGTCCGCGCGCCGAGAGCACGCCGCCCGGCCCCATCATCGCGATGAGCTCGCCGAGGTTCGATTTCTCCGCTGGCGCGCGGGCGCGGGAGTGGCGATATCCCAGGAACGCCCGCAGCAGGACATGCGTGGGCGGATGGCTCGTCCAGTAGCGGCAAAGCCGCTGATAATCGGGAAGCGTCAGTCCGTCGATCTCGTCCGGCAGATACCCGCAAACGGTCGCAAGGCTCCCGTAGATCTCGTCCCAGACCTCCTCTAGGGGACGCTCCCCGCCTGCGCTTCCCCCACGGCAACGAGCCCGCTCAAGCGCGCAACCGCGGTGACGGCCTCGGCAAGCTCCCGCACGCTCGCCTGCGTGTCCAGCAGCGCCTCGCGCGTCATCTCCGGATGGTCGCGGGAGAGCGCCGCCGCGATGATCTCGACCGCGGCGTCGACGCCGTCCTCCGCGCCGGTGGCGCCCGCCCGCGCGAAGGCCGGCAGTACGCTGCGGAGCTGCCGCAAGGTCAGTGGCCGGATGGCGAAGTCGGCGCCGCCGAGGCGAATGGTGACTGGCTCCATTATGCCCTACTCCGCCAGGCTGATCTTGCCGAGAGTCCCGGCGGCGTCGGCGAAGGCCATGAAGTCGAACTCGGGGATGGTGAAGTCCTCGAGCCTGGTGGCGAGCGTCAGCTTGTCGGCGACGCACTGGTTGAGCTGCAGGTTCACCTGCTTGCCCTGGAAGGTCTCGAAGAAATTCGCCTGGAAGGCGGGCGCGGCGCCGAGGAGCTGGTTGGTGATCGTCGCGCTGCTGCCGCTGGTCGTCTGCGTATAGGTGTAGGAGACCAGGATCGCGGCACCGGCGTCGGCCGAGGCGAAGGTGTAGACGCCGCCGGCGCTGACGGCGTACTGGCCCTGGGCGGGTGCGCTCGCGACCTTGGCCAGCGGCAGGCCGGTCGCGGCATAGACCACGCCGAGATCGACCGCGAAGGTGGCGGCGTTGGCGACCGTCACCGTGTAGGGTGACGACGCCGGCACGCTCTGCGCCTCCGTCAGCGAGGTCAGCGTCTGTCCCGTCGACTGCGCCTGACCGAAGAACAGCGAGTTGAGCGCGAGGCCGTTGATCTGCGCGAACTTGGCCTTGCCCTGGATCTTGCCGGCGCCGCGGCCCACCGCGAGCGGGAACTGATACTGCCCGTAGAGCTCCTTCAGCGAGAAGGTGAAGTCGATCGAGACGTCCTGCAGCGCGCCGAAGCGGACGGGCGTCGCGGTCGCGATGTCGGTGCGCGTGCCGAACAGCACGCCCGAGCCGAAGCTGTACTGGGCCATGGCTTATATCTCCTTAGGGGACGAGAATCTCGATCGGCACGATGGCGACCGCCTGGCCGCCGAGCACGCCTTCGTCGGTCTCCACCTTGCCGGCGATCCAGCAGTGCGCCACGAGACCGCCGAGGCTCTGCGCGTTGGTGACGGGGTCGGGCGCCAGCGCCGCCTCGATCGCATCGAGGAGCGGATTGATCACGGCGGTCGCGGCGGTCACATCGTCGGGCGCCCGGGCGTAGACGAAGAGATCGACCGCGAGCGTCCATCGGGGCGGCAGGCCGGCATCGCGGCGGGCGGTCTCGCTCTTCTGCACCTGGAAGAGCGCCGGCTGCTCCGCGGGCCCGACGTCGCTCCAGTGCCTGAGCCGCCGGCTCGCGGTGGCGAAGCCACCGGCGGCCGCGAGCCTCGCGAAGAGCGCACCGTAGATCGCCTCGCGGTTCATGACGCGACCGCCTCCGAGACCGCGGTCTCGAGCCCGCTCGCGATCTCGTTCGCCATGTCGGCGAGCGCCGAGCGCAGGAAGGAGTGCGCGGGATAATCGACCTTGCGCTCGTAGCCGCCGACCGCGATGCGCTCCCTGCCGGCGCGCAGCGGCCGCCCGAAGGCCTGCCTGATGGTGCGGAGATGCGCGCTCACGCTCTCGGTCCCCTGGAAGCCGTATTCCTGGAACCCCGCATAGGGGAGCGCGCTCCCGACCGCGGCGGAGAGGCCGCCGGCGCTCGGCGTCACCGTCGCGACGATGCTGGCGCGGAGCGCGCCCGCGCGGCTTTGCAGCACGGCGCCCGAAAGCTTCCCTTGCGTCGCCGCCCGCAGGTCGATGGAGGCGCGGCCAAGCGCGCGGGCGAGCCCCTCGGCGATCGCGCCCGGCAGCGCGCGAAACCGCTCGACCGCCGCGTCGAGCCCCGCGATCTCGGCGCCGCTCATGGCGAGGCGATCCGGCGGTAGAGCGACAGCAACGTCTTGATGTCGTCGCTCATGTCCTTCTGGCTGAAGGACACGGTCTCGCCGGCGAGCGACTTCGAGACATGGCCGATTCGGTCGCGCTCCCTGTAGCGGAGCGCCACCAGCTCGATGCAGGCCTGCTCCACCTCGGGCGGCGTCGCGGCATAGCCCGCCGTGTAGGCGAGCGCGACGTTCTGCACGCCGCGCGTGAAGGCGTAGCCGCGGAGATAGAGCCGCGTCGCGCTGAAGGCGTAGCCCGGCGACACCGCGTCCGGCGCCGGCGGGATCGCGACGCCGTCGACCGAGACCGCGCTCACCGCGGAGACGGGCGTGTTGCCGAAGGCGAGGCTCAAGCCGCCGGTGCCGTCGCGCGTCTCCGCATAGCTCTGCTGCGCGAGGGTGCGGTCGAGCCAGGCGAGAACGAACTGGCTCGCGGCGGTGATGAGCCGCGTCAGCAGCGCGTCGTCCGCCGTCGCGGTCAAGGGCGGCGCGAACCACGCCTTGACGTTGGCGAGCGTCGTGAGATCGCCCTGGGCCACGCGGGCTTACTCCCTGGCCTTGCGCGAGCGCGCGGCCAGGCGCTTGCGCGGCTCGCGGACGCGCGTGAAGCCGTGCTCCTCGAGCTCGGTCCGCGCCGCCTCCGGCACCTCGACCGTGCCGTCCTCGCTCACGCGATAGACCTGGCCCTCATAGGAGACCTGCCGGCATCCCGCCGGCGCCTGCATCTTCATGGGCAATGCTCGCTAGGTTTCGAATGGGATGCGCTGCGGGAATGTAAGCGCATGATTACATATCAGTATGTATGCCAAAGCTTACAACCGGATATGCATACGATCGCTGACACTCGGTATTTATCAGGCTATGAGAATGGGCTCAGGCACCCGGTTCTCGCGAAGCTATCGGCCTCGCTCGTCGAGAGGGCGCAGACCTGCGCCCGACAACTCTCGGCCGGCACGGGCTGACGAGAGTTCCGTCGACCGAACAGAAGGACAGAGCGGGCGGCCGGGGGGACGGGCCGCCCGCTCCGGCGTCCCTCGCGCGCGGGCCCTGTCCGCCGCCGCGCTCGGGTGCCTCGAGGCTCAGCCGTTCGCGATGTTGCGGATGATGCCGAAGGCCGGCGGGAAGTAGTTCTGCAGCACGCCGTCGGCGTAGACGCCGTACTGGTACTGGCGCGTCTGCATCGGCCATTCGAGCTGGTAGTAGTCCTGCCGCATCTTCATCTGCAGGATGTTGGCGACGTTGGAGAGCGGATAGGGAATCGTCCGGCTGTAGAAGACGATGGTGCCGGGCGGCACGTTCGGGTGCAGCAGGATCTGCACGAGCTGGCCGCCGCTCATCGTGTACTTGTTGAGGTAGCTGCCGACGATCGCGCCCGCGGTCGCCGTCACCGCGCCGACCGTGCCCTGCTCGCCGTCGAGGTTGAAGCGGAAGAGCGGCGTGCCGCCGCCGGTGATCACCTTGCGCGTGATGTTGAGGAGCTCCTGGGAGCTCACCAGCATCAGGTCGGGCGAGACCCGGAAATTGTCCCAGAAGGACTTGAGCGCGGCGTCGATCTCCACGACGCCGCCCGCGCCGTCGGCGGTGAGCGGCGTCCCCGTGCCGGGCGTTCCCGTCGGCAGGGTCGCGACGTAGGCGTTGGAGCCCGGCAGCTGGATCTGGGTCAGGAGCCCGTCGAACACCAGGTTGTTCTGGCTGTTGTCGACGGCGGGGAGCGAGGCCGCGGTCTGCGTGCCCGTCGCCGCCGCCGTGATCAGCACGGAGTTGATGGTGGTGATGGCGCCCAGCACCTCGGAGCCCGCGACGCCCCAGAACCAGGCGTAGGCGACGGCGCCGTTGACCGCGGCGACGCTCGCGCGGAGCGAGTGCGTGCTGTTGCCGTCGTTCGCCGTGGTGATCGTGGCGTTGGTCGACTTGCGAGCGGAGCCGCCGCCATAGGTGTCGGTGGTGCCGTCGGCGTTGGCGCGCGAGATCGAGGTGGGAATGCCCGCCGCGACCGACGCATTGAGGTAGCCCTCGAAGGAGAGCGCGACTGCGATCACGCTCTGCGCGAGGTTGGGCCCGAGCGCGCCGCCCGTGGAGACGTCGCTCACGGTCGGCGTCGGCGTGGTGCCGAGCGCCAGGCTCTGGTTGCCACCGACGATCAGCTTCTCCTCGCCGATCATCACCGAGCGCAGCAGGCCCTCGGTCGCGCGGAGCCGCAGGTCGTCGAAGCCCTGGGCCGCGTAGTCCGCCTCGAAGGTGACGCTGTCCTCGAGGCCGAAGCCCTTGTAGGCCGCGGTGTAGCTCTGGGTCGCCGTGGCGACGGTGCCGCCGCGCCGGCCTTCCGAGACGCCGAGCGAGAGCCCGTTGATGTTGATGCCGGTGATGGCGCGCCAGTTGGTGGCGGTGCCGCCGCGGCCGGGCACGCGCGGGATCTGGTTCCTGAGCGGCGTGATCACGGGATAGAGCGTCTTGGCGCTGGGCTCGAGGTCGATGAAGACCAGGCCCGCGGCGGTGTTGAAGGTCTTGGCGAGCAGCTCCTTGCCGGCGATCGGGTTCCGCTGCGCCTGCTTGATGAGCTCGAGAGTCTCGGCGGTGGTGGTCATGGTGTCTCCTTGGCGGGGTCGATAAAAAAACCCCGCGCGAGGGCGGGGCGGTCGGTGGCGGGATGGGCGGCTCGTCAGCCGGTGAAGCGGATGAGCCGCGCGTTCTCGTAGGCGCGGCGGATGAGCGAGAGCGTGTCGGAGGTCTCGGGCGCCGTGCGGCTCGCGTAGTCCGCGGCCTTGTCGACGGTGCGCAGCACGACCTTTCCGGGCTCCGGCCGCTTCTCGAGCTCGGCGATGCGCCGCGCCAGCGCGGAGTTCGCGGTCTCGAGCTCGGCGAGCTTCCGGCGCGCGGCAGCGAGCTTCGCCAGCACTCCGCGCCCGCCGGCGATCGCCTCCTTGGCCTCGCCCTCGTCGGCGCCGGGCTCATCGTCGCCGTCGTCACCATCGTCGGCGGAGGCGCCGGGGCAATGGGCGCCGAGCGCCGCCGCCATGTCGTGAATGCCCTGGACCCGCGCGAAATCCGCCTTGGAATGCCGCGCGCCCGCCTTGCCAAGGCTCGCAGCCGCCGCGGACTTGAAAAGCTCGACGGTCGCCTCGGGATTGGCGGGCCGGTCCACCAGGCTGATCTCGGCGAGGTCGATGCCGGTGATCACCGTGGGGTCGCGGGGATCGCGGGAGGTGACGAAGCCGCCGATCGAGAAGCCCTTGTAGACGCCCTCGACCACCTTCTTCCAGGCCTCGTCGTCGATCACCTTGGCGCCGAGCCAGAGCCCCTTCTCGTCGATCGCCGCCTCCTTGGCGACGCCGACCGCGGAGGGCTGGTGCATCTCGCGGATGTTGGCGAAGCGCATGTAGTCGGGGAGCGCCGCCGCGAGCGCTTGCCGGCGCACCACCTCGCCCTGGCTGTCGAGCGCCTCGGTGGACGCATAGCCGTAGACCATCCGCTGCTCCCGATCGACCTTGGCGAGCGGGAGATAGACCTTCATCTCGTGCATGTCGGGATGTCCTCTGTTGGTGGCTTTGACGTCACGTGTCCCCGCGGATTGCGCTCGGCTCCGGCGCCGCAGCGCCCTTCCCCACGTCCCTGAGCGGCACGGCGCCCTGACCCGTGTAGATCGCGTTGCCGAAGCCGACGGGCGCCAGGCCCAGCTCGGTGCGCACCTCGTCCACGGACTTGATGCCGGCGCGGACGTAGGTGTCGTTGATGCGGGCCTGCTCGGCGGGGTCGTCGTCCTTCTCGTCGTTCCAGGCGAACTCGAGGTCGGCGCAGCCGAGGTGGCGCGCGATCACCTCGTCCATGAGCCGCTTCACCCAGCGCAAGAGCGGCGTCAGGCCCTCGGTGATGGCGGCGGCGCGCGTCGTCTGGGCGGTGGCGCGGTTGTTGTCGCGCACGAAGGGCGTGGGCGCCACCGAGAAGGCGAAGCAGATCACGCGCGCCAGCCACTCGTCCATCTCGTCCTTCAGCATCGGCTCGCGGGTGAAGGTGGGCTTCATGCCCGCCGGCACGAACTTCGCGTGACGCCGCGCGGCGGTGTTGCCCTCGAGAAGGCTGTCCCAATATTCCTGGAACTGCCGGATCTGGTCGGGGCTCCAGGTCTCGGGCACGCCGATCATCGCCTCGGGCACGTTGCCCTCGGTGTAGTACTGGAGCTGCGCCACCTGGCGGCGGAGCGCCACGTTGACGGTCATCACGACCTGCTCGACCGGCGAGTAGCCGTAGATCTTGTGCGGCCGCGGATTGCGCGGGCGGTAGATCAGCTCGTCCGCGGTGTAGTCGATCGCCGGCATGCCCTTCAGGACCTGCTGATAGGCGACGTCGGGCGGCATGGGCGTGCGGCCGCGCTCGTCGATCACGCGCTTGATGGTGGCGCCGTCCACCACCTCGAGCGCATGGAGCGCGCCGGCATGGTCGCGCCGCAGATAGAGCGTCGGCGCGTCGATCACCAGCAGGTCCTCCAGCAAGAGGCGCAGCCAGGTCTCGAAATCGTGCTCGCGGTCGGGATATGTCAGGAAATCGCCGACCGCCTTGAGGCGGGGGTCGGCGGCGCCGCCGCGCCTGCTGTCGCGCAATCGGATGGTCCAGTCGATTTTCGCGATCTGATCCTTCCGGGTCTCGATGACCAGCCGGATGAGGTCGAGCGCGTCCGCCAGCGCGCGCAGGTCGGCGAAGCCGATGCTCTCGTCCTGCCGCGGCTGGAGGCGCAGGTTGGCGCCGGCCGGGAAGTCGAAGCTGCGGCCCGCGATCGCGGGCGGCGCCATCGGCGGCAGCGGCTGCATCGGCCCGAACCAATCCGCGGGCGCGACCCCCGAGACGATGTAGCGCACGCCCGCCGCGACCCGCGCCGCCAGCCCCGCCTCGATCGCTGTCCGTCGCGGCTCGGTCATCGCGTTCATCCCGTCGTGGAAAAGAAAAAAACCTCGACCAAGAGGACGCCGAGGTCTCGCGGCGCCGGAGAATCTTCGCCCGCGGGCACTCTCCCCTGTGTCGTCACCCCCGGGCTTGTCCCGGGGGTCCGCGTTTTCTTTTGCCGCCCAAGAACACGTGGATGCCCCGGACCAGCCGGGGCATGACGGCTCTTGAGAGTCTTGGCCCGCGGATGAGGACCGCCGGCTAAAAGAACATCGCGCCCTGGAACTCGCCGCCGCAGAAGATGTGCTGCCGCTTCGCCGCGACGATCGAGGTCTCGCCGAAGGCGGCGCCTCGCGCCTTGAAATGCGCCCGCAGGAGATCGACGAGCGCGCCCTCGCCCTTCCGCTCGGCGTCGTCGACGATCACGATGTAGTCGGCCGCGAGCGCGGCCTCCACCACCTCGAGGCAGCCGAGCCGGCTCATCGCGGTCTCGGGACCGGCGACGCTCGGCCCGTCCACGATGACGAGATCGTAGGTCTTGCCGCGATCGAAGTAGCCCTCGCCGTAGTGGCGGATCGCCCGGCCGCGCACCGTCTTGGGCACGAGCTCCGACGTCACGACCTCGTGGCCGACCGCGGCGCGCAGGCGCTCGGCCCATCGGGGGTCCTGCTCGACGCTGCGGATCGAGGCCGGCTCGTTCAGCCTGCGGTTCAGCGCGGCGAGCAGCAGGGTCGACTGGCCGCAGCCGAGCTCCAGAACGCTCCGGATCGGAAACTGCGCGAAGGCCCGAGTGATCGCGTAGAGCAGGCCGTGATTGGCGGCCGAGCCGATCGGATAGAACCCGTCCTCGATCCCGAGCCGGCGGAGATCCCGCAGGAACAGCTCGCGATAGACGATCTCCATGGCCGGATTGAGCCAGCGCGTGTTCCGCAGCACCGTGCCGAGCGCGCCCGCGCTTCGCACCACCTTGGCGACCATCGACATCCCGGAACCCCGATTCCCGATCGAGGTCTATCTATGCCGCGCCGCGCCCGCCCTGCCGTCGTGACAAATGTGGGTCGGCACCGAACCCGCGCCCGCGCACGCGTCATCCGCCCTTGCGCGCGGCGCGCACGAGGCCCGCGTAGTAGTCGAGCAGTCCCGTGCGCGCGGGCTCCAGCATGAGCTCGGTCAGGGCCCAGACCAGTGCGTCGACGCGGTCGGGCGAATGGCCGAGCGCGCCGCGGTCGAGGTCGGCGGTGAAGGCGCACATCTGGTCCTCGAGCTCGGGAAAGCCGCCGCGGTGCCTGACCCGGCCCTGCTCGTAAAGCGCCGCCACCGGCTCGGCGCGCACGGCCTTGCCGCGGCTCGCGCGCACCGCCTTGTAGCTGACGCCGCGGTCGATCGCGCGGAGCGTGCTCTCCACGAGATCGCCGCCGTTGTTCGTCTCGCCGATCACGCGATCCGCCCGGAACGTCCGGTAGAGCGCGATCGCGCGCCGCGCCCAGTCCTCGGCGCGATAGCGGCCCGAGGCGTCCTTCAGCACGTAGCCGAGCCCGTCGTCGCCGAGGCCCGCGACCACGAGGCCGGTCTCGTCCGAGCCGGGCTTGGAGGTCACCGCGGGATCGATCGCCACCACGACGCGGCGGAGCGGCGGCGTCTCGCGCACCCGCGCGGCCTCCAGCAGCTCGCGCGTCCAGAGCGCGCCCGGCACGTCCTCCAGCAGCTCCGCCTCGAGCTCCTGCCGCCCGAGCCGCGTCCCCTCGTAGCGCTTGACGATGCTCGACAGGAATCCCGGCGCCAGGTTGTGCCGGTTCTCCCGCGTCGAGCCGCGCGTCACGACGCAAAGCGGATCGCGAACGAGCTCGCGGATGAGCCGCGTCGGCTTCGGCGTGGTGGTCACGACCACGCGCGGGTCGTCGCCGAGCCTGAGGCCCATCAGCAGATTGTCCCAGGCCTCCGGATAGCGCCACGCCGCGAGCTCGTCGCACCAGGCGGCGTCGTGCTGCGGCCCGCGGAGCGCGTTCGGCTCCTCGGCCGAATAGCCGAAGGCCAGCGCGCCATTGGGCCATTCCAGGTGCAGCCGCGAGCTCTTGTAGATCGGTCGAAAACTCGGATGGGCGTTCGCGAGCAGGCCGCTCTCGCCCTCAATCATGACGTCGCGCACCGCCGCCGCCGTCGACCCCACCAGCGCGATGCGCCCGGCACGCCCGTCCTCGGCCTGGATGCGCACCCACTCGGCGCCGGTACGGGTCTTGCCGAAGCCGCGGCCCGCGAGCAGCAGCCAGACCCGCCAGTCGCCCGCCGGCGAGATCTGCGTCGGCCGGCCCCAGGCACGCCAGTCGTAGAGCAGGGTCGCCAGATCTTCCGGCGTGGTCAGCCTGGCCAGCCTCTCATCCAGTTCCGTCCGGCTCAGTGAGCCGAGCATGCCGAGCCCGGATGAGCTCGCGGATGCGCTCGGCGGCGGCGCTGGGGCTCTCGACGGGCTCTCGGCCCTTGGTGAAGAGGCCGAGGTGCCGGGCGATGGCATCGAGCGCGTGTTTCTTGTCATGGAGCTTGACCTTCAAGCCCTTGCCATCGGGCGTGCCGCTGAGTTCCGCGACGGCGGCCGCCTCGTCGTCCGAGAGCGCCGAGAGGGCCTTGAGATCCGTCGTTCCCTGTCGGCCTTCGATCGTGAAGCTTCGGATGTCCGCGAAGGCGATCCGCGCGTATTCGCGAAGCACGCGATCCGCCGTGATCCGCGTGCGGCGGGACCGCTCCGCGATCGCCTTCTCGATCGCCGCGGCAACCGCCTTGCGATGCTTGATCTTGTAATTGCATTTGTGCGGGGTAAACCCCGCGCGCCGCGCGGCCCTGTTCGCGTTGAAATCGACGAGGTACTCGTTGACGAACTGCCGCTCGCGATCGGTGAGCTCCCTAAGCTTCTTCATGCTCCGAAGCTCCCGAAAAGCGAAAGGGCCCGGCGGTTTCCCGTCGAGCCCGTTTATCGAGTGTGCCGATCTTATATCAGATCAATCCGGATGGCCCTGTCCTAAATCGATCCCAAAGGGTTATGCAGTGTCCTAGATGTCAGAGCAAGTGTCCTAATCTATCGGAGCGTTCTTTCGAACGCCTCCAGCCATTCGATATGGCCATCTGTGGTGAGGGGCGCGCCGCAGAAGTAACGATGTTCCGAAAAGGGGCGCCCCGCACGTGGCTCAATGAAAAACTCCGCAGCAAAGCCATGTGTCGTAAGGGGATCGGTGCCAAAGCCGATTCGCTTGACGTATAGCTCGACGTTTTGGCCATAGGCCTTTACCGCCTCAATCCCGAGCTTCGAGAGCCGACCAAACCCATTAATGGCGCCCTCAATGCCCGTTTCAAATTCAACGATGACGCTACTCGAAAACCGTCTAGGTATTTTCGTTTGAGGCCTGCGGAACCCGAATCTTTCCGTTGCCCACTCAATAAAATCCGTCATCACCAAATCGGCGCTATCGGTGCGATCTGTGGTGCTGACGACGATGCCATCATTATAAATTCCCAATTCAGTGATTGTAATTGCCCTGCCCTCGACATTTGCTTGCCCAATACCAAACTTCGCGCCGGTCTTCATCGCTTCAGGAATGTTGTTTAATGGGTTCGTGACGAAGCGATAGCGCTCCATCATCGCGCCATAGAAATCCGGCGCATAAACGGGCGTAACCGGCCTGATCTCTTCCATGACCATTAGCTGGAGAGCTTGACCAAATTCGGTAGAGATTAGCTTCATCGCATGGCCCTCAGACGCCCATTGCCATTTTCCAGTTGCGGAGGTTGCGGCTTTCTTTGGGAATCAATCCATACCAACTCGGCGCTTGACGGCGGAGATGGAGAATCTTGCGCCGATGATTCCTGACGCTGCTCCATCGGCCTAAACATATCCATTAGCTTATTGGCCTTTGCTCGTGCCTCCTCCTCGCGCACCAAAGCGTCAATCTGCTGCTGACTAAAAGGAGCGGGGGCGAAGGCTTCCGACGAATAATCTTCCGTGAAACGGAGGAATGTCGGCCAATCCACGAAGCGCACCAAGAGGGCAATATCAAGTTTGTTCGCAATATCGATCAGCGTTTGCAAACTCAATTGCCCATAAGCCTCGTTCTCCAAGCGTGACACGACGCTCTGAGGCTTTCCGATGATTCGGCCGAATTCGGCTTGAGATTGATCGCCGCGCAGCGCGCGGATTTGATCCGCGAGAAACGCCTTGAGTTGTGAAGTGAAGTAGCTCGCCCTGAATGGAACGTCGCCGATCTCGCGCCCAAGCCTGCTAATGCGCGGGGAATCGGCAGTCAGCTGATTTGGAGGAATCACTTTCGATCTCCGCCTTTCGCGTCTGCGCTAGAGGACATGCTTGGTGATAGGCGGGATCACAGTCCTTTCTGAACGCGACCAACATCGTGAAGGTTTCTTCGCCTTCCGCCGAGAAGTAGCCGAGAATCCGATAATGAATGTCATCAGCCTTGATCCGAATTTCACCTAGACCCACGCATTCCTTCTGTTTGCGCTTCCCTAACTGCGCGAAACTCTTTCTGCGCCATCGATTGCGCGGGATGGCCTGCAAACCTTCCAAGACGGCATTTGCTGCGCCTCGAACGGCGCCGGACTGACCAGCCATCCAGACTCGGACTACGTCCCCACCGGGGTCGGCAACGTAGCACCTTAAAGCGACCATGTCATCGCTTTTTTGCTATATCGGAGCACGAATTCATCTTGCCATTTAATAGCAAATTTGCGATAATTAGGACACTGACGCAGAGAAAAGGCCCGCCTTCGAAGCAGAAAAGCGGGCCTAATCAAAGCGTAAGCGGGGGTAGCAGGAAGCCGGGACAGCCCTTACCAAGCACGCCCGGTCGGTTCGAGTCCGACTACCTCCACCCGAGTGGGACCAGCGCTGCGTCAACAGCGCCGGTCCCGGATCACAAACCCAGGATTTGGCCCCTGAGCTATGACCACTCACCGCAATATAGCGATTTCGGCGAGATCATGCCACGGGCCGTCCCAATCCATGGATTGGCCCCATGTACGTCCTTTCTCGCGACAAGCAAGTTGAGATCATCGCGGCCCTCACCGAGGGCTGCTCTATCCGCGCCGTCGAGCGTCTGACTGGCGTCCACCGCGACACGATCATGCGGCTCGGCTTCAACGTGGGCGTCGGCTGCGCCAAGATGCACAACGCGCTTGTCCGCGATGTGCGCGTCAATCGGATCGAGCTCGATGAAATCTGGCAGTACGTCGGCAAGAAGCGGAACCAGGTCACAGAGAGCGACCCGATCACCATCGGCGATCAATACACCTTCATCGCGCTCGGCGGCGCTTCCAAGGCGATCATCGCCTATCGCACCGGCAAGCGTGACGCACATAACACGCGGCTGTTCCTGCAAGACTTGCGCGAGCGTGTGGACGGCGCACCTGAGATCAGCGCCGATGCGTTCCGCGCCTATCCAATCGCGGTCGAGCAAGCCTTCGGCGCCGAGTGCAGCTTCGGCACCATCGACAAGACCTTCGCTGTAGACGCGGTGCCCGAAGCCGCACGGCGCTACTCTCCTGGCAAGGTAGTAGCGGTAAAGCGTGAAGTGGTACTCGGCGAGCCCGAATATATTTCGACCAGCTATGTCGAACGACAGAACCTCACGCTACGGATGCAGTGCCGGCGCTTCACTCGGCTGACAAATGCCTTCTCGAAAAAACTCGAGAACCATATGGCGGCGGTCGCGCTGTACGTGGCGCACTACAACTTCTGCCGCGTCCATGAAGCGCTCCGCGTCACGCCCGCGATGCAGCTTGGCATCACGGATCACATTTGGACGCTGCATGAGTTGCTCGATGCGGCGCTAGACGGCGCGATCCCCGAGCCTCGCGGCCGTCGTCGCGGTCCCTTCACCGTAATCGATGGTGGGCGGTGA